TTTCAGATAACATAAGTCGGCATAAGTAAACTAAACTGTCGAGGGTGACGCGGGGCTTTGCGAGCCGTAGGCGAGTCAAAACACGTGGAGCACGAGTATTTGTGGGCGAAGGGAGGCGTAGCCGACCAAGCCACCACAAATCAAAAAAATGAATTTAAGACTAGTAATATTGTATATTGTTTATCGGTGGTGGAATCAATGACTCACTTTATCCAGATATTTGTCGACCAAAATGGTAAATGCCCGCGAGATATCAGGAATATCCCAGAAAGTGGTCTAAAACTAATCCCCATCGAGAATATGTTGGAATTAAGCACCATTAAGGTGTTGTATGATTCGCGCAGAGTATCAGCATGGATGGCTGTAAATTCGATTGCTATAAAGTCCTTTATGGCCGGTATGCCATATAATATTATTTGCAGCGGCGGCAATGTTGAAATAACTGTTGATTTTACACTTGGTTACGGTATTAAAATTGGCACTATTAAAATAACATCACCAGGTGAAAACCACTTTACTTATCTTGTATTCCCGACAGAGTTTAAATTTCCATCTGGATATGATATTACTTACAGTAATGATGGTGGTGTTCATATGAACACATACACCAACTCCACTCATCGTCGAGGATCGTTAGTATCCACAAATTTAGTTGTTTGGTTGGGGCCTAACCAGTCACTCCCAAAATCAAATGAACACAGTTTGCACGAATACCGTTTTCCCATTCACATCAAGGATTTTAAACTAATTTCACCCATTAGAATTATTGATCTTGACAACTCATCTCGCAAGTGTAAATATCCTACACCAACTACGGCATATACTAAGATCACCAAATCAGCCATTGAATCTCACCGTAAAGGCGTAATCATACACTTTGCATCAATAGAAAATGATTATGAATTCATTGTTGATTTTAGTGCCAAACAAAGAACGGGTTTTATACATATATCTGATCATATAAATCTTGTTACTTACGAAATTAAAGCCCAATTTCCAATCAACTACATTCTATGATGATATACAACACTACACACTAAACACTACACACATGATTATTTTTTTTATAAATTTGAAATACAAAATTAGAGTAGTATAATATCTCTATCGATCGTCCAACGTGAAAACACCCGATGCAAATAGGAGTAAGAACATTAGCTGCAAAATTAGGCCTTAAAGGTATGCAAAAGTTACTTTCCGTGAGGGCAATACCGGCACCTGTTCTGTCGTCTAAACATGCCTTTAAGGCGCCAATCGGTGAATCAAATGCTAGTTTATGGTCATCACGAGCCGCATTAGGTAAAACAATGGAAAAAATAGCCTACAATGGTGCGATGGGCAGGGAATGTAAAAACTTTCCTGAACTAACAGAATATGCGCGTTGTGAATATAATAATGCGGTTAATGAGGTGCAATTATCGACATCGATACCTCCATTAAAGATAATAGGCGCAGCTGACTTTGTATTTACCGATAATCACGGTAAGACTATACTTAGCGAATATAAAATTAGCATGGATAAATACCCAACAACAACTGATTATCTACAAGCGATAATATATGCTATGTTATATGCCAAACAATACAAAAAAAATATTGATATTGTTGAATGGTTTAATCCGATAACAGGTATACAATGTAGATTATTAGGGCCTAAAGATAGACTAAATAATCCAGATAATATAGAAAAATTGGTATCGGTTTATACATCACATATCATTGATTTAATTAAAAGTGGTTAGGTTAATTTACATAATTTAAATTAACACAATAAATAGTTGCAAAACACCCCCTTTGTTTTTTAACTATTTATACTATATTTAAACCACGTTTACGCGCGTATTCTAGATGTTCGGGACGCAATAGTCCCTTTATATCACCACGAGACATATCACATAGTAATTCCAAGTGGTTCTGTGTGCCATGCTTAACTATTATATCGGCAACTACGGCAACATCTAATCTACCCAAAGGATAACATTGCTGTGTCATTACACTACGCATCATCCATTCTATAATCGAATCTCTGTTGTTTTTAACAGCCGTTGCAAATACATCATGTTGATTAACTAGAACATTATCAATCAGCCCCATGAGTTGATCGAGGTCGCCCCTACGCGCTGCTTCAAATGCTTTAATATCGAACCGTTCCATGTGTTATTGGGTTTAACTATACTATATAACAAACACACCGCACGCAATATACAATTTACATATATATTATATATAACTAATTTCATTTTTTAATTGATTTATCAATTGCATTTGAAAATACTATTGCGGTTCCCATATTATGTTGTGAGGCCAGCTTTATTGCGACCTTATGCCACATTGAAGGGTCAAAACCATGTTTCAATAGAACCCGCGCAGTGGCCATATTCGCCGATTTACCGATAAATTCATGCACCGGGAGCGTTGACAACTTATTAATTTTAAAATCCATACTTGCATCATGAGTGAGTGTTTCATCTAATACATCTGTTATGTCTTGGCTAATTAGATATTCAAATACTTCACTACTTAATTCAACACCCTTAGACAACATCCAACGGTAACATTTCAATTTACGCTCAATTAATGCCGCGTATAGTTTACCGGGTGTCAATTTGATCTTACCACTAGATAGCAAAACTTCAAAAAGTTCCAAATCTTCAAATCGTATAGCATGAATATACACTAACATTGCATATCTCGATGTATTTACACCCAAGATAATCTTTAAACACCCAAATGACCGATAAGTCAACACGGCGCCATTTTCATAACGAGTTATATCTACTCCCAATGCAATCAAAGCGGTTAAACAATTACTTGAATCGTGAGTATAAATACACCCGAGTAATAGATTAACATTTTGCGTCGCGATTACTAATGATTGTAATATTTGATTAGGAAAACTATCATTTATGGTCACAACATCAGGGTCCACAATGGTGATTTTTGCGAGATACTTTGTTGAGTATTCACTCAATGATTGTTTTATAACATTTCTACTAAGCTCATTAAACAGCGCACATGTTGACAAAAAGGACGCTGGTGTAAGCGGGAGAATAATATACTTGATGATATCGTTTGGTATTGACATTAGTGTGGTATATTAAATCAAAAAATATACTTTTAACATCATGTATATGATTTGATTTATTTTACCTTAATTTACATGTAATATTTACCAATTACAGCAGCGAGCGCTGGGTCGTAATATCTAATGTCAACTGGACGATCAATAGCACCACCACGTTTAATATCATAATGTGATGCCGCGCCGACTTCAATAGGTTCATTAGTCATTGGTTCAAACGACAACCAACCGCCATCATCTTGATCCGCATCATAACATAATCCAGCTTTTTCAACTTTACCATCTGGACAAACACCGATTTCACTTGCCGGCTTGATTTTGCGTTCAGTTGCACGTGTGCACAAATTAGTTCCATAATCGGTAGTATTACTAGGGCATGGTGGCGCGCACTTACCTTGCATTGCCGGTAACATAGCGGTGCCATTTGGACAATTAGGGTAGCATAGCCCATTAACTTCATTAGGAGCTTCCTTTGGACAAACAAGATTCTTGTAGCTTGTAGGATTACTATCATCACGTGTTTTAGTTCGTGAATATGTGGAACCATTTTTAGTGCATGTGTTGGCATATTGTTTGTAATCACTTGGGCAATTAGTGCGGCATGTATATTGACCCCAATCCATGCTACTACCACTTGGGCAAGCGGGATAGCATCGTGAATCACCACCCTTGACGGGTTTATCACTAGGGCATGTATTTGGTGATATGGCTTTGCCTGTATAATCATAACGTGTGAGTTCCCAAACAGGAATTGTCGGCTTGGTTAATTGGCAACTGCAGCTTCCAGGTGTTCGAGTGTAACCACTTGGGCAGTTTGTAGTTCCAATTGGATATTTACCGCAATCAGTAAGCGTTAAAGGTGTGCCAGGATTGATTTGACAGCTTGATCCTGTCCAGTAGTATCCCCAAGGGCAAGGCTGCGTGCAAATACCTTGTGATGTAATCTCAGTGCCTGATGGACAATTAGGATAACATAATCCATTTTGATAATTGTATCCGGATGGGCAAACTAATCCTGTGCCTTTGCCGGCATTATCCTGAGTCACATTACGAGTCTTTGTTTCAGGAGTGCATAATACACCATCGGTGCGATATCCAGAATCGCAATTTTTGTAACATTGTTGCGCAATTCTGCTACTACCACTTGGACAATATTTGTAGCAATTTGCGCCGATTTTTTCGGGATAATCGGCAGGACATACCCGGTTACTATTAGGGTCCACAGTGGTTGTGGGACGCTCACATGCCGTTGCAGATGATTTGAAACCACTTGGGCAAGTCGCTGCGCAAATGCCAGGTGTTGATTCCTCATATCCATCGGGACAACCAACATCACATAAACCAGGCGATGACTCTGTGACATCAGGAGGGCATATTTTAGGCACGCCAACATTAGTCAACGCTTTGTATATTTTATATATTACATAGATAACGACCAATACTATTATAAGCATAATAGCGGATCCAATACTAAATCCTGATCCGCGCGATGATGCGCCGGTATTAGAGCCGGCATTTGAACTCATCCTATCTAACTTTCTATTTTCGACTAAATGATATATTATGGATCAGCAAAAAAATATCGAGCGTTTAACTTATATGATATTTTTTTCATCTTAGTTGATCCATCATTGCATCTTAGAATCAACAAATTCGACATAATGTGTTTGTGATTCTTTGCTAATAAAACAAACACACGATGCTATTATGCTATCGGTATCTATTCCCATATCACGCAACAGAATCACTCTTGAAGCGGACAATTCGCTCGTTATAATACTACCGGAATAGATTACACGCAAGGCCCATAAAACTTCATCATAATCATGATCTAGAGTGTGGATAATTTTGCCGCCATTCACCATTATTGGATATCTGCATGTTTTCATTAAGGGTCTTATTTCGCCTGCATGATTTAAAGCTACACCTGAACAGTTTTTAACATTTATTTCTAAATCAAACCATTGTATATTATCTAGGCTCCTTTCTATTTCCCATAATTCGCTAAAATCAAACCTACCAAATTTAACACGTAAACTAATCAATTTAATAACATCTATATATTTTCCGACATATTTTGTATCATCTGATGTGATGAATAAATCACCAAGCATCTCCTCTTCATGATCGTTGTTTAACTTTGATGTAAAATATTCATTTGCAATAATAGCGACATAGCTACGATCATAAGCAAATATATTTTCATACATTGATTGCTTAGTGCATACTCTGTTATCAAGTGTTGTAAAATGGTTATCCAATAAATTACACGATATGTCCATTAAATAGTTACGTTGATTATAAATGTAACTAAATGAAACGTAATGGTGAGACTTTTGGCTGCGTCTGGCGTAGCTCACCCCAACAACCTCCTTGCCGGCCAAAATGCGGCTTAATAGGTCATTGGATTGGTATATATTTAGGTAATCTTTTATTAATTCCTTTGAACACAACATTGTAATTAATGTAATTAATGATAATACTATTTGTAATAGTATTTATAACAAGTTTTATTCTAAAAAATCGTTGATATCAAATGTTTCATTAGTTGTTGCAATAGGTTGGGCGCCATCTACAATATTCTCAATATTAACACCACTTAAGTCGTCTTGACGGTTATTATTAACCTTGTAATATGTTATACCAAAATACGTTTTTTCATCATTTATGTGTTCGGTTGAAGGTTCATTTATTAAGTCCTCTCCGCCTTCATAATCGTTATCAGTATCATATTCATCACTTTCATTACTTCCATCACTTAAAGAATCTATCATTGCTGCAATTTGATATTCGCCAAATATTCGCCTAACTTCAGGTTCAACTGTGCTTGCTGATTCATTACCGCGCCCTATGATATTAATTCTATTACCTAGTATTTCATCATATTCCACGGCGTCGTTATGATCCATTCCGCCATTAATTGCCATACTTAGTTCTTTCTCAAATTCTCCTAATTTGGCGCCAATATCCGCTACTTCAGGATCCATCATATTCGCATCAGCAAAATCAGGCTCCACTAACAACACACTATTACTTTTGTCACCGCTTTCACCACTTTTATCACTACCACCACCTTTAACTGCTACTCTGTATTGTGGTGCAAAGTCTGAATATTCATATTTAGCCTTATAAGCGCCTAAAAAAGACATTGTTTACGATGTCTATGTTGTTAATTAATTACACTATATTATTACTATCAATATTACTATCAAGTTCAATTATGTATTCTTTGTATGAATTTTTAACTTGACAAATTCATACATTATTTCAAGTATCTTCTTATCCACCCGTAATAGATCAATGCTACAGCCGTCACTACCCTCACAAATTAAGTCCGCTGAGTTGTGTGAAACGAGGATATAGCCGAACTCACATTTTTCCATCTTGTTAAGGTGTCTAAGATTGTCCCTGATGTAGTTGCAAATTTGTATTTGGGACAATGGCTGTGAACTGGTTTGTGGTTGTAAATATGCTTCCAAAATCTTTTGCTCCAAAATATCGTCGAGAAAGCTGTTTCTGTTTTCATTGTTGTTGTTACTTGCTGCATTATCAGATTGCATTTTACTTTGTGTTTCACTTGCTATAGAGATAACAAAAAATAATGTTTATATTGTAAACTTAAACTCAAAATAGAAAATTCTATTTTTTTGCCGATTTTGTCCCCTTGGTATTGGGTAAAGATTTAACGCCAGCACCTGTATTTTCTTTATAAGTATCGTAAATATCAAGTATTTTTCCATGAGACTTGGCTAATCCACTATCAGTAAACATTTCAGCGAGATCAATGGCAAATTCAAGATAATTTACATAAGAGTGTAATATAGCTTCATATGGATTATCACTTACACTAAGCACGCCATTCTCAAATAAAGCATTTATTGTGCCAGTTTGCATCGGGTCCGTATCAGCTGTTGTTTGATATACTGCAACGGTATCTTCGATGGGCGATAAAAGTGAATGTTTAGCAACATAATATGGAGGTGTGATTGAACCATCCAGTAAATTATCCATCTTGACTATTTTTAGTGCACCGATGGATCCTTTGCCATCAATAAGTTCATTCATGGGATATGCTGTTAGCGCATTTATTACTCTTGAATTTGCTTTCAAAGTTCCTAAATTTAAATTTTTTAATGAATCAATCAACATCGCTGTTGTATCATTTGATGTGGCGGGAGTTAACTCAGTTACTTTATAAATATAATATCGTTTAGTGGGGCGAAAAGGCACCGCTTCGCCACTAATCCCGCTCGCACCTGGGCAATATTGAACGTTTCTTAATACAATACTAATAAACATACCCTTGGCATCAACGGCCGCAAATCTTTGATCTAATTTAGTTAATGCTGTTATATATTTATGTTTACAGAGTATTTGTTTAGCGACATCATTTTGAGCGATTACCTCACAATTAGGAATAATATCTCCAGATTTATAACTAACTCCCTCCACCATTAACATTAAGCTAATTGTGCTAATATCCGGATCACATTCCTGCGCACAGATTAAATCATTTTTCATTACGATTTCAACAACATTGGTAATTAATATTCCCGACCAACAAATACCTTCATATGTTTGTTTTGCAATCTTTAATAAATTAGCATCTATGTCACTCGCGACAGTAATAGGGTCATCGATATCAATCGATACAGTTATTATTTTTCTTGTAATGTATGAACTGGACATTTGCTTTAACTGGCGAAACTCGAGATAATCTTGTATAATATATTATACTACATTTATAAGCAAATTCAAATTTTAATCACTTCGTGATTCTCGGCCTCCACGCGTTTTCTTCGGCCTTTGGCCTCGAAAGCCTCGCGTCATCCTCGGCATCATAGTTTACTCATGTTATCTTATGTTACCTCATGTCGCCTGTGATGCCGAGGATGACGCGAGGCTTTCGAGGCCAAAGGCCGAAGAAAACGCGTGGAGGCCGAGAATTGCAAGGCGTAGAGAGGCGAAGCCGATCAGCCGACGCAATTAATCGGACTTTAATTTGGGTTTAACATCCCACCAAGAATACACATATTTGGTGCGAGATTGCTTACCCCGTTCCTTTATCTCTAAATCAATTAGTTTGTTTTTAATGGTTGCACATATACGATCAACCTGCATTTTATGATACCCACCTGCTCGCACACTAATACCTAATTCGGCTAATATTTCCAATAATTCGAACTTCTTTTTAGTATTACAAACTATACCCTTTTGCAAGAATCTTAAGTCGCCATGTGTGGTTGCTTTTGCTGATGTTTTCCTTATCTTAAACTTCATATTATCACCAACCATTTCGAAATAGCCTACAACACGGGAGTTATCTTTATATTCTATGTTTTTATTTAGGGCGATTTTATTTGTTTCGAACCATCGCATAATACTCGTATCTAGAAGTCGCACAGAATCGCGTGATGTATAACCGATAATATCTTTACCAGCATAATCGAATTTATTAAAGCTTTTGACAACATCACGATATACTTTAACTTCACCGGCTGTAATCAATACATCCAAAGAAGCCAAAAACTCCAATAGTTTTGTTGTAACAGGTGGTAATTTCATTTTAGCATCTTTAACAGTCAATAGGTCCTCAATAACGGCATCAAGATAATACAACTGGAACCATTCTGGGTATTCTAAGAATTCACGATATTGTTCTGCACTACGTGATTCAAACTTGGCCCTTAGTCTACCCATAGTCGCTATTTTATTATCCATGTAAGTAGATAGATTAATCATTACACCATGTGTATTATTAACATGTGTTTGCATGATCCACGTATCTATATCGGCATAAACCTCATTTCCGGCTGTATTGGCTTGAGCTATTGACTTGTAGAATCCTTTCTCGCTGTATTCATATTGCACTTTACTAAAAGGACTAGTAAACATATTAATATGCGGAAACAACATATAATAATCACCTGATTTGCAAATCTTATATTCAATACCATCAATAACTAATGTTTTATCATTATAATCGACTATACGTTCCCATGGATAACTACCTTGCATGCCCATCACAGCATCAACATAATTGATTGTAGTGTCATCTGAAGTATGTAATAGGTGGTGAAGCGCGGCCGCAAAGGTTCCTGGGTTAGTTAGCGCAGGATTAACTTCAACACTAAATGGTGGGTTTTGAACACCTTCCATAAGCTCATCGAATGTGTATACTGGTTTTAAATAAAACAAACGTTTGATATTAGCGCATGTATCCAATAGTTCCTTGTAAGCATACCCATAAGCATAATAAGTATTGTAATTTAATTTTGACGCTTCAGTAGGTTTTGTCGTATACCTAGGGGTGTATTCCAAGACACCCAAATCAACAAAACCACCCTTAGATACAGTTTCATAGTTAATATCAACGTCAATTGAACGTGAATAGTTTTCTTGTTCTATTAATTGCACTTGTTGATAATCTTTAATTTTATCAAAGTAACGATATAATTCTGGTGATATCAGTTCCAAGTGTTCATACTCAGTAGATACGCTACTTGCAAGCATATAAACTGATACATTCCATTTATCACGAGGTAAATCAATATGACTATAATTACGGACAGCTCGGCCAATAATCTGCATTAAAATCGGAATCTTGCTAGGTATTGAGGTAATAATAAGATGCTGAATTGCTTTAAAATCATATGATTCTTTAATAATTTTACTACCTACTAGGATATTAAAATACAAACCATTGGCATTATTGCTTGCGTTATATTTGGCTAAACTCGCGTCCATGACATTCTTTTCAAGGTCGCTGTGCGCCATTACAAACCTTGCTGGATAGAACTGATGTGGCATGATGTCGCCCAAGGACTCATTAGCAGCATCCACATTGGTTCTTTTTTGTTTCTTTATGGTGTTATCGGTTGAATGTTGATCGAATCTTTGACCGCAAATACAACAAAGGGTATTTTCAACCGGTTCACTAGATTCATCCAATACCCCATTTGCTTTCAATATCTCCTGTATCATCAATACACCACTCATCTTCACTCTTTCGTGGTAAATCATTATCTTTGCACCGGCGGCTTTGTCACCTTTAGCCCGCGTCATGATCTCCCTTATCAAACGTAGTAATTCAACATACTTAGTTGAATATTTGATTAGAATATCCTCATGTAGAAAATCACCAACGTAGACATTATTAGCATTACTGAACTTTTTACTACGAATTAAGTCACTGGTTGGTTTACTCTTTTCGTTATCAATATCGCCATTATCAGAACGAATTAAACTACGCGCGTCACTGCTTTTAAAGATTCCGATGTCAGGATTGGAAGGATCAGGTAATACCATGTCATAGATGGTTATACCATCAGGAGGAATCAAATGGTAACTATAAGGTGTATTACGAACAACAATTAATTCGTCATCTTCTTCTTCGATTAATGTTTCATCATCAGTGTTACTATTTGTGGTTGGTATAGTTGGTGTCGCTGATTCATCTAATGGTTCAATTAATGATTCTAAATTAGGTATTTGGCCGCCGCGTGCTTTATTAACATAATCATTAAGAGTTTTTTGGTGCACCTGGCTCATTCCACAACGTATAATCTTTAAATATTTTATTTCTCCAAGCTCAGGTAATACTACAGTTTCGCCAATCATCTCACGTTTAGGGAAATACTTTGGGCTGAGATCTTGGACAAAACTTATTCTACCCATTAATAAATCACCTATTTTACTGATAGCGCCTGGTAGTAATTCCTTATCAGGAGTAAAAAGCTCCTTACGTGTGACTTTTAGTTCAACTGGCACTAGATAATTAATAACTTCTACAATTTCCGGTGATGTATTAATAGCCGTTGCCGACATAAACACAGCATGTAATTTTTGTATACTATCTAATACAAATTGTAAAGCGGCACCGTAGTTATTCTTTGATGTGGTGTTGTAAGTATTATGTATTTCGTCACAAATTATCAAAGAATTCTCAAATTGCGACAAAAGAGTGAGATTGACACGTAATCTACCAGCCGTTATTTCTTTTCCTATAATCTCCTCATATGTAATCTTTTCGCCTCTGTCTAATGAGGCTTTAAACTTATGATCAAGATCTGTCAAGTTGACATTTGAGCCGGTTGTAGCATCACTAAATAACTTATTTACAAACTCTTTATATCCATAGAATCTAAAGAAACCTCCTTTTGCTTTATTAGTTATACGTTTTTTATATCTTATTAGGGCATCTTTGTAGATTTTGATATCCTCAGGACGGTGAGATAATGCTGCTGTTTGTAATTTATTTAGTTCCTCGCGTTCCTTATGGGTTATAAATCCGAATTCTGGATATTTCAACAAGTCGCGAATGAAAGCAGCTTTTGTGCCGGCGAATCCCAATATGAATACATTTGGAGTGGCTTTATCTATCTCATATAGTTGCCGACGGGAAGTGGCCTTAAGCGCCAACTTTTGATACTGTTCTCGGTAAACATTAATAAAATTCATTGCGATTGATATAGCTGTAATTGTATTATGTGAAACGATAAAATCACTTAATAGAAATCGGGCACTTAGTGCGTTGTGTAAATCGTTGTGTAAATCGTTGTGTAAATCATTGTGTAAATCATTGTGTAAATCATCACATGAATCACCTTGTAATGTAACCCCGTAGTAAGTTCCTTGCCCTAAAGCGGTAATACTAAACCCGCAACCTATTGATTCAAATGTATATTTAGGGGAATCGCTAAATACATCACATAATAACGCCGATTGGTTACACTTAATGGATATTAATTGACCATGTTCTATACACATTAATCCAACACTACGCAGCAACCAACAAGCGGCTTTGGGAGTTATTGAAACTATAGAATAACTTTTTGCTTTACCAACGCTTAAGCTTGTATCTAATAACAACACCCCGTTATTAACATTGTATGTTTTAACAGCGCATGCGCGTATTAATTCATATGCTGATTTTACACGTTCTGATTTTAACTTACCAAATCCATACATAGGTTTATCAATAACATCAACTTCGCCTAAATACAAACTATATGCGGACGCATAAGATTGTGTTTTGATATATTCATTTAACGGTATGTCAACAACAACGCCCGTATATCGGTGCTTTAAGCTCAATATATGACTACCGTTACATGTGAATGATGTGCCGTGTGTTGGTGTTATTTTATACATTTCTTCTGTGCCATTACATACACTAATAACTGGTCTAGGTTCGCCTAAAGAACCCATTAGAATGTCGCCAGGTTGGATACATTGACTTAATTTAACGCCGCCGTCATGCATCATTACGCCGACGTCCGGGCCCAGACATTTACCTGTTCCTGTGCCATATGCCAGCAATACGCGCTTGTAGGGCGAATTAGGTGAGACAAAACTTTCACTAAACAATTGGTAGCTTTTTAATCTTAAATTCTTGCTTTCCAATTGGGTTAATATACTGATTTCATTACGATCTCTAAACCCATCAATATTTTTTAATCTATAAAATTCAGTATGATGTAATAGTTTCGAGTATTCACCTTCATTGTTTAGTTCTGCTGGGTATAAAATATCATCAATTTGATCACTTTTGTCCATCTCACTACTCATATTATTTAGATTATTTAGATAATTACAAGGTAGTTTATATTTGATTAAAGAAAAAATGATCGAGAATTCAATGCAAGAATATATAAATACTTTTAACGATCTAATTAACGAAATTTATAAAACAAGTGGACAAAATATTACGACTAATAACATACGTAGTTGTTTATCCATAAGTGATGAATTAAAGGATATTGCAAATCAATTAAGGCAACTATCTGATCGCGCGATCGTGTTTTCAAATAAAATTAATGAAAAAATACATTCAGAAATTACAAACCTTAATAATGCTATTATGCCTAAAGCCGATGCGGTGGATAATATCCCGATAACAGAGTCCGTAGCCTTAAATGCCGTCGTAGTAAATGGCTTTAGTGATGTCTGTAAAGATTCTCGAATCTATTTTGTAGAAAATGCTAATCATTTTGCTTTTTATCTTAATGATAATCTATATCACGGCAACATAGGCAAGATTTATACTAATGAAAAGAATCCAAAAAAAATAAAACCATGTAAGTTTCTTTCCACTTGTAATAGCAACAAGTGTGATTATTACCATGATCCTATGCTAATGGTTGGTAGTAGTGATATTCGTAATTTTGTATCTACAAGTTGGGCATATGAACGCGGGCGTAAAATCGGCTCATTGAGTAATCTTGATATTGAACTTAAAATGATAGAAAAAGAAGATGCTGAGCGATATGTAGCACAAACAACGCATGATCTACTAGTTTCCACACTATTATTTCAACATCGTAAAGTATAACTTTTGTTGGGTGTTGTGGTAAACGTTGGAGTTAATTATCACTTAACTGATTGTAAATACTATGTTTTGCTTTTACATACGGCTTTGTATATTTTTTGTATATCTTTAGGAGATTCTTTGCAAAGTTATACATACCCGGTTCGTTAATCTTTATTTGTTCAATGTCCATCCATCTAACTTCACTGATTTCACTAGTATCATAAACGGCCGGATAAACGTATTGTCCAGTGTGCTTATAGCCCGCAAGGAAATATCGGGAAATATACTTTGTGTTGTTGTCAATAATTACCCATTTTTTGCTAGGTAAATTCAGTAATTGATAGCTACCACGCGACAATCCTGTTTCCTCATTAAATTCTCTGATGGCGCAACTAAGATCACTCTCACTAAAAGCTTTTTTTCTTCCTTTAGGTAATTCCCATATCAAACGTGAATTATTGCTTCTTTCTATCAGAGATCGAAGTTTACTACCTGTATCATTAAACAATATAGTATACTTATTTTTTGCAGGAAAGTAGGAACTATTTAACGGAGTGTTTAACCAAATTCTATACCAAATTTGATTAAAATTACCGCTCATTAGATCCAGTTTTTCGTCCCTGGTCATTCCATTTAGTAATTTTAAAACGCTGTTACTGTCGTTAGGATCATAACTACCATGCACAAATTGCACAAAATTGTATGTATTACGTTTACATACCATTAGTAATTCGGCACGATGTGTTTTTTCATTTATTCTACAACAGGCGATACCCATCGAGTATTTAACTCTATCTGGATGTTTGGTATTATTTTCGCGTAAAGTGTTTGCATTAATGTTTCCCGTATGCTTTCGCGTAGTTATGGTTTTAAACTCCGATTCATTATTTTGTTCAATTGGTTTAATGAGTTTCGTAGTTGTAAGTAAGGTAGTGTTTTCACGTAAAGTGTTATTTACACCCTCGGAATGTTCTAATAATGTAACGTTCATTATAACGATTCCCCGTAATGATAACTGCGGGATTTTAAATTGCTAGTATGATATTGAGTATCATTACTTATTTTTAATTTATAATTTTTTAGCAAGTAATTTACTCAATTATATATAACACGTTATTAATCATAAAAGTCATCATGGAAGCACTCATAAACGCCATTTTGGTTCTTGTTTTTATCATCTTGTTGATGTGCATGTGGCGCATGGTCGGCAAGAGTTGCATGAAATCAGCCGAAGGATTTGAAGTTATTGATCCTAGATTTAAAAGCACGGGTAATAGCACTGGCTTTGGTATTAGCTCGCGCACAATCTCAGGTGAATATCAAAAGATGTGGGATAACCGCACTGGTTCACTCCCCAATTTCAAAGGTAGCCAATAAGAGATCTGATACCACAATCCTTATATATTATTTTTTGAGTTAAAAATGAATAGATTAATAGTATAATTATCGTATATAAATCTGTTGCATTAATCTTTGAATATGAACGCTGGAGACAAACTCGACGATGATCTTACTGAATTTATCACATCACGTGTCCATCCTGATATCAAACAAAGGACTGATAAATGGTGTGAAGTGAAAATGTATACTGTGGGTGGTAGTCAAGTAGCAGTGCTTGAAGGTGCTAATCCCTATGAGACTGAACGTGATCTAGTTGCTCATAAAGTTGGCCTTGAAGATAAAAAAGCAAAAGGGGCTATGTTTGAGATAGCCGTTAATTGGGGTAATGTATTTGAAGATGTATTGCGAAAATACGCAGAGATGATCTACAAATGTAAGGTTGTTGCAGATGATGCATTCATATTGGATACTGAATGTGAAGCAATGAGTTATTCACCTGATGGTCTCGGTATAGTTGAAGACCCAGGTAGCAATGAGCGATACATTGCGTTGTTTGAATTTAAGTGCCCTTGGAGCCGTCAAGTCGGCGGCAAGATACCTAAATATTACCGCAGTCAAGTATTGATGGGTCTGGGAATCATACATGTCGCGGCAAAGGGTATTTACCTTGAAGCGGCGTTTAGGTTGTGTCGAGCCGATCAATTTGACAACACAACGTCTCATATTACACTACCAAAACAATCAGCTGTCAAGACTGATTTAGAGGAATGTTTGCTTAAGGGTGTGTTTAAGGTAAGTAATGCGATTGTTGCCGCTGAGTCACGTGATTTGGCGCTTCTACCGCCTGAGAACATTGTTAGACTAATCAATGATGCGGCCGCAGGAATTTGCCATTTTGAGCATGTTGATCAAATCCCCGAAGATTCCGTTTATCTTTGTTGGAAACTACTTGATTATAACATTATTTATGTCGACCCCGTGCCTGGATATCTTACTGATCTACGCCCTAAAGCGCAAGAGGTTATAGGAATCGTCAAAAAATATAAGTCAATGGACAAAGCCGACGCTGTAAAGCATCTTGACGCCAAATATGGAAAAGTTGGATTTAGTGACGAAGGTATGTGTTAACCTCATGGTTTTTAACCTAACGGTTTAACCTAACGTTCGCAAATTCTATAAGCTATATGTTTACCTGATGTTTCGCTTGTTCTAAATACTTTAACAACATCTCCATTTTTTGCGCCTATCCATACCGCTTGAACATCACCTACTACGATTTTAGGAAAATATTTTTGATGTGTTTTATATCGTGTGCAATATTCACTTACTTCGGCCTTATCAGCGATTATATGAGGTTGACTAAATACATGTTTGGGAAAATGAATAATGAATCGGCTGTAATCATGCACTTCAACATATATTTCGCTTGTTTTTGCATAAGTGTCTAATTTGGCGCTAATAGCTTTTTTAATTTCGACATGTGGTAGCACAAACATTAATTGTATTGGTTTTTGCTTTAATATAACTTTCATGATTGAATCTATCGAAGCACTTTTATCCAAATATCGGCTGTTAATATTAAATATAACTACAATAAATTTACCATTTGTGACAGGTGTTAGATTGATGACCTTGCCGTCAACTTCACGCGTAGCTGTGGGATCTGGCACGGCACTCAACATAACATATCCTTCTTGCGACACTGTAGATTTGACTTGTGTTTCATTCATCATTGCTGATTCAGCCTTCATTCCGCGATATGGTAACATTTCATGAACATGTTTGTAAACTTCAAAGGGCTCAAATTTATAACTTACAAGACTCATAATTTAATTATACTTGGTGTTGATCTACGGTTGTGAAATGAAATAAGCTAAATTGCCTCTATTTGTATATATGTTAGTATAATATTAATTTCATTTTTTTAACAAGGTTTAATTAATAATAAACTGCATAATTTATTTATTTTTTTGTTGATATTTTGCTCGATAGTTATATATACCTATACTCGTTTTATGGAAGACACATACTTAATGTCAAGCACGAACAAAACCGTTGATACGATCAAGTCGTTCATGTACGACTACGCTTTGATTATCCTTGCTGTTGTAGTTGTTTTGGTTATTGTTCTCGTTTGGGCAATGATGAAGAAGCCTGAAGGATTTATGCCTACTCAATTGGCGGCTCAACAACAAGTTGGTTTGAGCGGTAGTGAAAACTACATGAAGGAACCTGCCGCGAATCCTAATGCCGCCATGGCCGCCTGTGGTGACGCTGGTATGATGGGTGCCGCTGAAGCCTGGGCTTGGATGGGTCAAGCTGCTACTGGTCCCGAATCGATGGCCACCAAGCGCAACACTGAGGACACGTTGAGCAAGATTGCCGCTGGCTTCTAAGCTCTTTAAACATCAGTTTAACTATTTTAATATAATACAAAGTTATCAAAACGCACATTTAATAGATATTTTTATTTTTTCACTATAAAATAAAAATATACTAATCTAATTATATGACACACCTGGTCGTGAATAATTATTAATTTGTAAACACACTCTCAAACCATAACTATGGAAATACCAGCATTTCTTAAAAACACACGTGTTGTGGCCTTGATCGTATTACTCATAGTGCTTATTGCCGTTTACGTTTACTATAAACGTGGCGCCTTTAGTATCGGTAAATCAAAGAAAAAGTCAAAGTCCAAGACATCAACAACTACCAATGACGCCACTGATACAGATGATGTAGATGAACTTATACGCCAACTAGATGAGGCGCAGGAGTAATTTGTGTTCACTACGTTCCACAAATTGTCGGTCTCCACGTGTTTTCTTCGGCCTTTGGCCTTGAAAGCCCCGCGTCACCCTCCGTATTTTTTGAGGCCAAAATAGTGACTTTTAGGCTATTTATGTTACCTCAAGTAAACAGATGGACACTTAATTATGGAGGGTGACGCGGGGCTTTCAAGGCCAAAGGCCGAAGAAAACACGTGGAGACCGACCCAAGCAAGGTGGAAAGCGCAGCGCCACCGATGCGTTAAATTTGAATTTTAACATACGTAAGGTATTGTTTATTGAGTGTTGAGTGTTGAGTAATTAAGTGATTAAGTTAAAAATGTCAATTAATTCTACTGAAGATATCGCAGCTCAGTTTCCTATTGTTACAGTTGAGGATTCAATTAGAAACAAGGATTGGGCCGCAGGTAGCAGCTCACCAGTTGACGTAAATGATTATTATTGGTTGGAAGGAAAGTTACAATACGCAGCCTTGACGTTTCCACCAAGCTTGTATAAATGTCTCGATGAAGTGGTAGTTAATACCCTGGATCAGATGTGGAAGATGCTTTACAAGGAACTAATGCCGGGATTAACATCATTAGGTAATAAATATACACCTGATCTTACCGAACAAGTAACTACGATTGATATAAGTATCGACCATACGGGTATGATAAGTGTGCGTAATAATGGCCGAGGTGTGCCTGTAGTTAAACATCCAGTAAACTCAAAATGGCTACCGCATCATATATTTGGAACACCTTTTCAAGGTTCAAATTACGAAAAAGATGAGGACAACATAGTTGGAGGCACCAATGGTATCGGTGCGAAAGTTACCAATATCATGAGCGGTGAGTTTATCATTGAAACAGTTGATGCCGCAAGACGACTACGTTACCGCCAATCATGGCGCGATGGTATGCGTATTGCAACTGATCCTCAAATTGAACCGTGTGGTCAAGCCCCTTATACACAAATATCATTTCGACCACTTTACACAGATCCAAATACTTACAAGTATACATCATATGATCAAATTAAACCAATTATCGAAACTTTAGTCACTACGCGCGCGATTAGTGCATCGTTATATGCAACCTTAACTACACAATGCGCGCGTGCTTGGGTCAAATCAACATTCCCACGTAGTAGAAAATTCATGGACTATGTTGCAGGTTGTAAAGTAACAGCAAACGGTAAAGACCTACCTATAAACAACTTGGAAGAGTTTGTAATTGCGTTAACATCGCAAAATGATCAAGCAGCTGACGCCCCGCAACCAAAGATAATACATGAGATATTGAGCATGAAAAATGATCGCACTGGTGCTGTATTTGAATGGGACGTTAGAATAGTTATTGGTGGCAACTGTGACGCTGACTTTAGCATTGTAAATGGTATTATAGCGCCCAAAGGCACTCACCTTACGTATCTACAGGATCAAATAGTTGACGCAGTGCGCGCGATAGTTGACTCTAAAGGTATTAAACCTGTGCAAATTCGCAACGCCTTTAAATTATTCTGTGTGTGTAAGATAGCCAACCCCCGATGGGAAGGACAACGCAAGAATGAAGTGCATAATTCGCGAAAACAGTATAAACAAACATTCTCTAAGGATGTGATCAATGAGGCCAAAAATGCCATTATTAAATACTTAGAGGAATTATTATTTGCCAACGACAACAAGAAAAAAACAAAAAAGTCAAAGCCTAAGTATGAAAAATATGAGCCTGCCAAGTTTGCGCATAGCGGCAAAATAAGTGAAACACTCAAGTGCCGATTGGTGCTTAATGAAGGCGATAGTGCAATGACAACAGCGATTAAAGGTATCGTGAAACATTATTCAAATAACTACTATGGCTTTATGAGCACAGGTGGTGTTATTATGAATGTGTTGAGAGAAACCACAATTAAAACAATCGGTGGTCGCAGATATTGTGATATTAGCCCCGCTTTGGCAAAAAACGTGTTCTTTACGGAATTTCTCAAAATTACCGGCTTGCGGATTAATTGTGAGTATCTACCAGGTGCTCCAGAATGGCGTGATTTGAATTATGGAGGCATTGTGTGCTGTTTAGATCAAGACCACGATGGCCTAGGAAAGATCTTTCCTCAGATTTTGGCGATGTTTAAAACACTTTGGCCCAACTTATTACGATGTGGATATGTTGCTAGGATACCCACGCCTATTATTCGATGCTACCCTAAAACGGGCGGTCAAGTCGATGAATTATATACTGATCAGGAATACCATAAATGGTTAGGCGATCACACCCCAGACAACTATGAGATTAAATATTATAAAGGATTAGCAACTCATACGGATGCTGAAACTATCCATATGTTTAGTGAATTGGAAAATAAATTACTCAAAGTAGAATACGACCCTGATGCCGATGAGCTGTTTGAAATCTACCTTGATGAAAACAGCAATGATCGCAAACGTGTCTTGAGTTTACCTATAACTTATAGAGACGATGAAACATGTCTCGATGAAATCACCAATCATCGAGTTAAATGTAGTGATGTGTTGAAATATGACGCTGATCATTTCCAACGAGATGATCTTGGGCGTAAATTAATCGGTATCGATGGTCTTAATGAATCTGGTAGAAAGATTGTTGATGCTAGTATTAAAGTATTTAAAACCAACAACAAAGAAATACGAGTTAGTGAATTGGCGGCAAAAGTTGTTGAATTTGATGCTTATCACCACGGTGAAGTGGCATTATACGATAACATTAAAAACAAAGCCTTTATTGACGTTGGTGGCAGACAGTTGCCGTTGTTGTTGCCATTTGGCAATTTTGGATCACGTAGATGTGGCGGTAAGGAAGATTCAGGGCAACCTAGATATGTTCACACAAAGCTAAACAAGCGCCTAGTGAACTTGCTTTATCCAAATATCGATTACGGTATGTTGAAATTTGTGGAAAGTGAAGGCAAAAGAGCTGAACCTACTTGGTTTCCAGGTATTATTCCTGTTCATCTCTGTGAACATGTAGAAATGCCAGCACATGGATGGAAGATTCGTGTTATTGCACGAGATGCTATTGATTTAATTAACGCCACTCGCACATTAATCTATAATGGCGATAATGCGCATATACTACCGCCTAGATACTTTACACACGGCTGGACAGGCGACATTAAGCTGATTAATGGCAGCAAGTGGAGCTGTGGTAAATTCAATGTGTTTAAGGTTAAAAACACAAATTATATCAGAATTACCGAATTACCTATAAGAACATGGACAAAACCTTATATTCTTAAATTACGGGAAAAATCCGATTTGCCGACAGAAAAGGTAATTAAGGACGTTGTTAATGACTCACCGGATCGCGTTGATATTTTGGTGATTTTGCAAGATAATGCATTAGAATTACTGGAAAGAATGTATGGAGATGTTAATGACGGTATTGAACAATACTTGGAACTTAGAAGTAGATTATACGAGAACTTAAATTTCATGGGTGTGAATGGTGAAGTGGTTTGTATGGAAACACCTGAGCAGGCTATTAAATACTGGTTCCCATATAGAAGAAACTTGTATACACTGAGGACGGAACGAAAGTGTATACTTTTAGAGTTAAAGATAATGCAATTGGAGCAAAAGCAAAAATATATTAATTCAGGTATTAGTTTATTGGATATGGAAGACGATCAAATCGATCAATTGTTGTCCAACCAGGGTTACTTAAAGATATATAAAAAGATAATTGATTGCCCTGATTTCATACCTAATCAAGCTCTTAGAGATAGCACATTTAAACATAAAAAGGCCGGTTATAAATACTTGATTGATGGCGTTAATGATCGCAGTAGAACTCGTAAAGGTAAAGATGCGCTTGTTGCAGAAATTAGTAAATTAAAATCAGAATTACGTGAGTATGAAGAAGAAATTACGCGTGATATCTTCCCTGGTGCAAAAGAATGGTTAAACGAATTGGATGAATTGGAAGAAATCATCAAACTAGGCAGATCTACAAATTGGACCTATGATAAGAGCAATAAATTCACGTTCGCGAAGTCAAAAAAGTAAACATTGTAAATATTATTTACAACAACTCAGCTACAATATAAACAACAAATGTTAAAGCTTTGTTATTTTTTTAATATACTTATTGGCAAGGAAGAAAATACATAAAATGAGAAAATTTTGGCTTAATTTACCCTGGTGTAGCGGTGATGAGACTGTCAAAGATAATTGGGAAAAAACATTAGATTATATTAGAGACAGAATTGACAATCTAACCGTGACCGAAATTGACAACATGATATACCAATTTAGTGACCGTAAAGTCGGCACAAGAATGTGGATTGATTTATTACAAAAATACTCATTAGATACAGACACTATTAGTGATGAGAAGTTCCCACAGGAATATATCAATGGTAATATCCTACCAAAGATATTTAACTTGATTTTAAACTGTCAACATATCCTCCCAAACACAATACAATGTTATGTCTTGGACTCACAAACGTCGGCGGTTAATATACGTTTACGCCAAATCGAAGCAGCATTACTACTAGCTATGGGATTTCTATGTATACTTAATAATTATTCCGATTTCTGTTTAATCGGAATGTATAAGAATTTAGATATCAGAGCATTACATTCTTACCTTTGTTATTTTGATATGATTGATCTCGACTCTAATTATATTATAATCTATTCAAAATACAATGTTAATTACCAAATCAATGAACATAACGATGAAAATAAGGAAAACATTAACTACAATAATACAATCAAAATGGGCGAACAAAACGGCAATATTATGACCAGCGATTGTAAGATACAGTTATTTCCTGTGTTAGATGATATTATTCGTGAAGACGGCAAACAAACACCTAACATTGGCGAAATAACTATAATTTGTCGCCCTGAAATTCGGCTAGTTAAATTACTATTTCCCGGCAAGCTTTATCCAGTTGAGTATATCACAGTATTAGGCGCGATAACAGTTTGTAAACACAGCGGTATTGGGTCTAGTATTAGAATCGAATATGATCCTAGTGAATCAAGATACGCTGAAATGTCTTATGGTAATGTAGCGTATCCTATGAATGTGCTATTACCCATCAATCATAAATCACCGCATGCAATTAATGTATTCAGTAGCAATATGGAGTTGATTGGTATTTGTTTGGATAATATATACAGTGGTAGCTGTTATGTCGCGGCAGGCGTCATGGACGCATATCATATCAATAATAGTTTAGTGGAAGAACTACACGCTATACAACTTATATTTGCTTGTATGACAAGTAAAACGGGTAAAAAATTAGTATATTATCCAATTCATGCAAACGCTGAACGCGGGTTTAGCGAATTTGTAGAGTTTCTTGAAAGGTTCAAAATCAAACCTTTGGAGCTAATTAAACTATATGGACAGACTTTACATAAACACAAAGCTACCAATGGTATTCAATTTAGTATCTTTGAAGCGATGATTCGCGACTATAAACCAATAAAGTCAGCATTTTAATTCGCTGCGCGAATTCTCGGCTTCCACGTTAATCACTTCGTGATTCTCGGCCTCCACGTGTTTTCTTCGGCCTTTGGCCTCGAAAGCCCCATGTCAACCTCGGTATTTTAGATTACTTTTAGAATATATTTTGCCGACTTGTGTTATCGGGTATTAACTAAAAATACCGAGGTTGACATGGGGCTTTCGAGGCCAAAGGCCGAAGAAAACACGTGGAAGCCGAGAATCACGAAGTGATTAACGTGGAGGCCGAGAATTGCGAAGCAATTAACTTATAAAAAATTGAACATTAATATAATACTCTTATAAGTAATCAAGGTTTAATATAAGCATGAGTTCAAAAGCAAAAGCAAGTGCGGCACGTGAAAACACTAAAGCTGCCTCAAAGGATGCATCGCCCCGACTATCTCC